TTCTTTCTTTTTGGGTATGGTTTTTGTATTACAGGCAATTTAGAGACATGATGTTTTTGGACTGAGTACCCAACACCTGTACCTCCTAATAATAAGAACATGCACTCTGAAAATGAGTCAATATGGTCAACAGGCATATATGCACAGTTATAAATTCTATTTGGACTTATGTCAATTGGTTTACCTCCAAATTGCATACTTCTCATTGATGGTAATACCTTTTTATCGTATACTGATTTGTATTTTTCTTCTATCTCTTCCTTAATATGAGGATAAGCTTTTATATGCATATTTTTATTACGCGTTACTAGCTCTTCCCACGTCTCTCTTCTGTTTAATTCTGGAATATACTTAGCGTATTTCATATAAACAGTAATATCCGATAAAATTTTATTTGAAATTTCCATATTTTAACTTTTTATTTTATTGATTGTTTATTTGTTCTTGTCTTCTTTCTAGAGCTTGCCTTACTCTTTGTGCATTTCTTTGTTCTCTATTATGTTCTAGGTCTAATAAAGTTTGTGACTGTTCTGTATCTATTGTTAATAATTCGTTATCAAATTTACAATTTTCAAATACTACACCGTCTTTACCTATTCGTGATTTTGTAAGTGCGATAGTAGCTAACCCTAATTCTTTCTGTTGTAGGGTTTTAGCTATCGATATTATTACGTGTCCTACTTGTGCTTTTTTAATTGAGCCTCCCATCATATCATTTGTAACTACCTCTGAACTAATTGATGTCCTATTACCTTGTGCCGCGGTCCATCCTACCACATCAAATTCATTACACATAGTCTCAAATTGTCTCATAACCAGACCTTCTCCTTTCCATTCATCACTAAATCCTCTATCCGGAACTACACAATCTATATAATCTAATAATATCATATCAAATTTATTTCCTTCCGCCATTAACTTCCTAATCTTATTTTTTATAGTATTAATAGTTATTCTATCTGACGGTAATTTTTCTAATATAAGTTTACCTCTATCTCTATATGCAGTTAATTTTTCTAATACTTCTTCTTTTTTCTCTACCTGCTTCCTTTGGGGTATTTGAGTCCAGCATGTAATATGTTTTCTTTGGATGACTTTGGGGTTGTCTTCAAAGAAAATTTGTAGAACATTAAACCCTAGATTATATGCGGTATTAGCAAGTTTGGTTAATACTGTTGTTTTTCCAACACCTGTAGGTGCTAAAAACACACCTATTTCTCCTTTAGCTAATCCACCATCTAAAAGATTGTCTATACCATTTATTCCTGTAGGTATAGGGTCCCGATAATCTTCTTCTAATGCTTCTGCGATATCTTCAAAAACATCTAATGCACCATCAGTATTTTCACCAACTCTAATCGCTTCTCTTATATACTCTTCACATTTATCATAAGATTCAAAATCACCTTTTTCTAGAATTTTATTAACCTTACTTATTGCTTTTTTTAATTCTTGTTGTTTACAAAATTTTAATCCTTTTTCTTGAACCCACAAATAATCATCTAAAGATGCATTTTGTACGTCCAAAATCATATCAAATATAGTCTTTTTTGCCATTTCACTACTAACCTCAATTTTAGTTAGTTGATTGAGTGTGTCAAAGTTAGGTGGTGTTTGATATTTCTCATGGTATTCTTTTGTCATTTGTGCAATTATTTTAAAGTATTGGTTGTCAAAATACTTTGCGTCAATGACATCAATTATACTCTGACAATATTTTTTGTCAGTTATAATTTGATTTAATAATTTAATCTGGAAGTTATATCCCAGATAACCGAAGTTAGAGTTTTTATTCATTTATCTTATGTTTTTTTAGGCTATTATAAATATCTTTTAGAGTTCTAAATTCAGATATTTTCTAGCTATTTTTTTTCTTGACAGGGTGTCAGTTAAGTCTCCTAAAATTTGTGGTACTAGAGGCCTAATGTCCACAGTATATCTTATCCTTCCTGGGTAAACATCAGAAGGAATAATTTTGTGTATTANTATATCTGTATTCTGTTTTACATATAAATGAAAGACTTCATCCTCACTTCTTTCAAGGTCTTGGTCTGACAAATTTACATAATTCGTATGTTGATTATACCTGTCATACATATAATCAAACGCCTTATTTTTTAGATTATATTTTAATTCCTCTGCTATATCTGAAATTGTATAATACAAATCTAACGAATTCTTTGTTTTTGGGTTGTAGTTTCTAACATTAAAATATCTTTGGCATATAATATTTTCATTTAATGTAAGTAGAAATTCACATTTAACTACTGATTTCTTTTCTTCAAATTTCCAATTAGTTTTTTCTCTCATAACTTTTAATTTCTTTTTTGGTTAGTCTTATAAATGGTTTGTAAAATTCTGTCCACCCATCATCCTTTTTAGGAAGTACATTAAATATACCATCTTCCAACATCATTGTCACTATATTTTCATAATTTCTTCCTTCAGGGTCAAGATTTTCATTAATTAAAGATATAATATCTTTTTTTGCATTGTCGTTTAAAAAAACTTTTTCTAAATCAACAAGTTCTTTATTAGTTTTAAAGAATTCGTCACCTATTCTTCCGTCCACACAAAATCCTTTAACAAGGTTATTTATTCCTTTGTTTTTTACATGTTGTTCGTCCACTAATATTTTAGCTTTATCTAATACCTCTTTCAAGGTTATTGTTTTTTCTTCTATTTCGGGAAAATATGTTTTTAAAGTTTTTTCACCTAAAAACCTAATTCCCTTTATGTTGTCACTTTTGTCTCCCAATAAAATTTTAATTAAGGTAACATTATTAGTTGGCACACTTAATTTAGATATGGTTATTTTTTGATTTTCGTCTATTATTTTACCGTCATTTAAGAATTTAATAGTAGTTTTTTCATTAACTAATTGGCTTAAATCTTTATCATTAGTTAATATTAATTTATTTTCGTCCTCCGTGTTAGCACAATAATAAGCTATGCAATCATCCGCTTCACAATTATTAAACTCTGCTTGTCTTACAAATACCTCTTCTAGGTATTGGGTTATTCTATGTTTTTGTCTAAATAAATCGTTTTCTTGTTCAGGTGTAAGTCGTTTTCGTCTATTTATTTTATATTCACTCAAAATATCTTGTCTATATTTTGCATTATTTTTACCATCCCAGAATACCACTACTTTATTGTAATCTTGTTCTACTAGATGTTTTCTAATTGTATTTAAAAAATGAAATATGGCTCCGAAATGTTTGCCATTATGAAAGTAATCTTTTACTCCGTGAAAGCCTGTTTGTAGTAAGCTATTACCATCAATCAATAAAGTGTTCAATTTTTTTCTGTTTAAAGGTTAATAACTAAAACAATTCTCCTGTATCTTCTACTGCTAAATTATAATCGCCTTCTGACCCAATAATATTTTTCCAATATTCTGCGTTCTCAGCTTTATATTTTTCAATAGATTTTTTCTGTTCTGTACTATCTTTTCCTTTTAAAAACCCGTGTGGGGTTACTAAGATTTTACCGTCTTCATACCCGAGACCGTTTACATGATTTTTAAGGATAGATATTTTGGTTCGGGTAGCAAATTTAACTTTTCTCTTATCTTTTGTAGCAGTTATTTTTGATATCCCAGCATTTTTTTGATTCCCGTATAAAAATACTATGGTAGAGTTTAGCCAGAGTGATTCACCGCCTTTAGCTTTAATTTTTGGTTGACTAAATGGGTTATCTGGCAACTCTACCCATGGTTGATTTACAGTAACCAAAGTGTTTAAAAACTTACAACTCTGTTTTCTTGAACCTGTAATTCTTTGATTGATTCCCATTCCAATTTTATCAGCGAATACTGCTGCATTATGTTGTTTACCTCCTTTACCATCAAAGGTCATTTTACATGGCACAGACCCCACAGAATCCCATAAAAATAATAAATCATAATCTAGGTCTCCCTTAATTTGAGCGTCTAATAACTCATTAATATAGTCTGTAATCTGTTCTATATATTGGAAATCATTATTAAATAAAAAGAAACCGTCCCACTCACCATCTTTATTTACATCACAATCTAAACCCATAAGTTTAGCGTGTTCAAAATCCCACTTTTGTTCGGTAATTATAAAAACAGGTAAAATTTCTTTTCTTTGTGCATCCACAGCGGTTTTAACTAGTGCTGTTGTTTTTCCTGTGTCACTATGTCCTAAAAACATGTTTATATGTCCCATAGCAGGTCCAGGTAATCCTGTTGCATCTAAAAAAGCTTCACCCAAATCCAAAAATCTATCTGGTTTGAATGCAGCTTTCTTAGAAAACTTAGACTTAATGTCTTTAAAATTTTTCTTTTTTATAGCCATCGTCAATTATATTAAAATGGTAAATCTTCGTCTACTTTTTGTGTTGCTTGTGGGTCTGGTGAAGGGGGTGGTGTTACATCTACAGTAGTTTCTGTACTATCACCATATGTATATTTCTTCAAATTATTGTCCCAATTAGGTGTTTCACCTTTAGAAACCGCTTCAAGATACTCTACTGGTTTTTGAGCATAAACATCTTTCCATACTTCAGCGTTTTCTGTCCATTCTTTTGTTTTTTGTGTGTCTGTTGATAGAGGACTTGGGTCTTCTGCCATAACCATAGAAACTACCGTATAGTTTCCTTTTCCACTTGGTAGTGGTACAGATTTTAACATAAGAGTTAAATCTCTTCCTTCAGTAACATTAGTTATATCACCACGTTTTTGAAAGATTGGAATAATTTTATCTAATGTCCCGTCACCT